GCGTGTTTCTACACTTTCTAAATCTATTAACCAAATTCTAGCCATTTCTATTTGCCAATCCTAGTAGTGTAAGTATTTTAACATCATCATATGCTATTATTATAGCATCATCAAGGTCATCTGTATATCCTTGATCTTGCCAAATAAAGTCACGACCGTAAACGTAGCCATGAATGCCTAGTGTGTTACACACTTTGGCCACTGCGTCTACGGTCGTGTAGTTCGCATTTAAAGCACCACCTTCTACTGAATTGCCTTGGCTATCAGTAAGGTAAGGTGATCTAGTGCTTTGGTCTGCGGTTTTTAAAACTACGGTTCTTTTGAACACGTTGCTTCGCTTTCCGTGGATTGTTACGATTTTCGTATGCTCTCCACTCTCTACTGTCCTTTTTGTAAAGGAACTTCTCGTTAAAAACAAACCCTTCATAACGACAGAAGTCGCGGAATGAATCAAGGTCGTTAAAGATTTTTACAATCTCTGGATGATCTGCAAAATATGACACTGTCATCTCCTTTAATATTTTGCGTATTCAATGTGGGCACCGTTTTCTCCATCTTCACTTACGTCAATATGGACTTCACGGCCGGGATACTTTGCTGAAATCTGTGCGTATAGATCATCAGCCATCATTTCACAACTTTTATAATCTAGTTCAAGTGTCTTCTCCTGATACAGTTTTTCTAACCAACGTTTGAATTGAATAAACTCGATATCTCTGTCGTTGTGTGTAACTGAGATAGCGACCTTGAAATGGAATATGTGTCTGTGGGGATATCCCAAAAACGAAACATCATATTCATCACCTGTTGCAAGATTGGGATCTTCCAATGCCGCAGGATACTTGTGGATACCTTCTTTTTGAAAAGTTACCCAAATCATTCTTTTTGCGTTTTCCATAAGTGCCTTTTTGTTATCTTGTTTCATCATTCTCAACATATAATCGTGATATGATTCTCTTACTGTTTCCATTTATAATATAGTCTTTCTCACAATGTGTCAAGTTAATTTGTAGGGTTGTCATTCTCGTATTTTGTCCAATCTGTAAATTTTGAACGTTCTTGTAGGTCGTGTACTTGATGAATCCAAACTCCATTATTAGTTGCCTTGAAGTCTTTGTCATCAATCTTAATACAAGCATTATAGTTTAGTTGATTGATGTAAGGAAGTTTTACACTGATCTGGCTAATAAACTTGCTTTCTTCGTTGTATCCTGCTTCTAGCACATACTCATGATACTTTACATCATAGTCTAGTGTTACAGTATAGCCTTCTTTGAGCAAACCGTATACAAGTGTGTCCCATGCTTTATTAGTAGCATCGTCACCATGCGGTAGTTTTATTTGAAAACTTTGATTGGCACCTAGGTAGATGTGATCAACGTGTGTCTTTTTTGCTTGTTCGAGAACTTCTTCTAATGGCTGACAGCCTACCACAAACAGTGTATCCATGTCATATGCTGGAGTTTTTTCTACTTCATATCCTGTAAAATATACTACATCATCTTTTACAACACCGTCTGCGTAATCCCTTTTCATTTTTACATTTCCTCAATTTGTTTTTCAATTATAGCAATTTCGTCCTTAATAGCAAGTTTTTTCTTTTTCATTTCGGTCAAGTATTTTTCTTGCACCTTTTCTGCTTCTGCGGCTTCGCACCTTTGATGTTCTAGTGCGTGTTGCTCTTTTAGACTTTGTAGTCTATTTTTAAGTTTTTCTACAGTTGTCATACTATACCTCCTCAAATAGGTTTGCATATTGCGTACTAGCATTTACTGTTTTCTTACCAGTAGCACCTCTAGTGCCAATAATTGACATCCAGAATCTCGAAAATTCTTCTATAACTGCTTCTGCTTCATCTCTATTTGATGTTGCAAATATTGCTTCCACAACATCTCTAAAAAATACCCTGTTAAAGGACTCTTCAACAAGCATTCCTGGAATGACTTTGTTATCATACTGTCTGTTTGCTTCTTGTACTGCATTAATGTGACTCCATACATTATGACCCATTTGGATCGCATAGGAAAAACTATCCCAACTTGTTCTTCCTTCTTTGCCTATTTTATTTAGGTCTCCGGGTGCATAGATACAAATATCTTTGGCTTGTAAATTTTGTGTGATTGGAGAATCTTTAAAACTTCCATGTTTTCCTTCACGCACAAATGCTTGACCAAACGGAGTTGTATCTGTTGCAAGTGCTTTATCATCAATACTTGGAACCATTCTATAAACCCACTTGCTTCTATCTTTGGTTTCAAGTTCACAATATATTTGACCATTTGCTGTTGCTAGGAACGGACTTGCACAGTCAAATGTAATCGTAAAGTTTTCATTGTGATGCTTGCGAACTGCTCTTTGTACATCTGTAAGTAAGGTTGCCCACTCTAGTTTACTAGTACCCAAGAAGTGCATAAAGTCATGCTTGCCTTTTTCTAATAAACCATCAAAGCGTAGTGCTACCAATCTTTTTAACACAAGATGAATATCACACATGTTCTGTCCACCCATTGACCATCCATTAAAATGATCTGTGTATTTTTTAGGATCACAGTAGTCTTTCATCTGCTGATACCAATCTTCTGCATCAGCATGATTTTCACCTTGTAGTACGTTTAAGAACTTACAAGCACCTGTACGATTCTTCATAAAGTAATCGTTGTTAATACGTGTAGCATTAACTGCATCTTGATAGTTGTCAATACCTGTTGCTTTTGCACCTGCAGGTGATCTTGCTACCCAGGCTGGAATATCAAGTATCATACCATAGTCCATATAAGCATCCATCCACGCAAGAACCTGCTCACGTTTCTTTTTAGCCTTAGGACAATTAGGATCTTTCCAATCGCCTTCCCAGACACCCTTACCAATCTGGAATCCACCCGAGTCACCAAGCAACCAACTGTTTTCGCGATCACGTTCACGAATCATAAGTTCTTTGGGTGCGTCCTTGTTAATATCAAGTTCTGCGTGACCCGCTGAATACAAACTCCAATGATAATTGAATAGTCCGTCTTTGGTATTAAACCAGTTAAGACCTTCCATTTCATTGTTAGGAAAAGGAATACGACTTTTATCTACATATTCTTCTCTGCGTTGCTTGCCAATAAAGGTAGCATAGAAACCACTGATCGCCGGCAAGAATATAGCGTAGTCTTTCTGTTCTTTTGTTAGATCAGTGTTCAATACTGTTCTCCTTATTTGCTTTGTGCTGGCAAGATATATTCATAAGTTGCAAGACCACTGTCTACACTAATTTGCATAGCACCTTGATCTGAAAACTTCATTACCTTGTCGCCATCTAAACTTAAAATAGCAAGTGTTTGCTGTACAGGCCATGCCCACTCATTTTTAAGTGTGCCTGTTACACCTGTAGCAAAAACAAATTCACCTGCGTGTGTGCTTGCGTCACCAAACTTAAATTTAATATCTGTACCATCTGTTAGCACAGTAAACACAGTTTCTTCTGCGTTAGCAGTTGCCTGCATCTTAAAACGCTGTACACTTGCCATAGTAGGCGATACTTCTACGTCCCAGTTAGCACCTTTAAACTTAACAGTCTTAAGTTTTTCGTTAATGATGTCAGCATTCATAAAACGATAATCGTTTTTAAAGTCGCCTGTTGCATTTTCAAAGTGAATGCCTGTTGGAATCTGTACACCATTTCTGTCTTGACGCACAACATCAATAGTTGCTCCGTCTTTGTATTCTGGACATTTCAAATGAATGTCTAGTTTATTTAGGTTAGGCATACCAAATGTACCCTTCATTTCTACTTGGGCGTTTTTAGTATTTGCCTGCATGATCACAGAGCGATCCTCTGCCATGCTGTCGATACCTGTTTGAGCGTCATCACCATTTACCTTAACAATGTTAAGAAAGCCAAGGGCGTGTGTATGTGCTACAATATCTTGTAAAATGTCTTTCATAGTTTTCTCCGTTCCTTATATACTATTATATTTAGAAAATCATTCAAAGTCAAATAAATTATTGAATGTATTCTTCTGTTCGGTTGATTTAATATCCCAATCTAGTACTCCAATCAGGTTATCCAACTTTTTATCAATGATTGCTGTTTCCATTTCTTCATCTTCAAAAGGAAGTTCTTGGAACCATTTTGGTAGTCTTAGTTCATCCGTTGGGTAAGCAACCGAAGTATAACCCATAGGATTGTTTTTCAGTTTACAGACGATAACTTTCATTCCGTCAACAATCTGCATACTAAACTTGTCGCCATTCATGTCTTTGAGTGTATTCCAATTGATACTTGCTCTTACATGGCCTGGCATATTCGTTTTACCTTGTTTCTTTTCTTTTGCTTGGTATTCTGTAATCTTGTTTGCACGTTTAGGTGAACCTTTTTCCCAGCCTGGTCGTGCTTTAAATTTTGTTCTAAAGTCTGTAATCATCTCAAGTACCTGTTCTTCTTGAGCACCTGTTAGCACAGCCAACAAAACTTCACTTAAAAAGTCTTGCATAAACACAGGAGTATCTGAACGCTTGAGATCAAGACCCATTGCTTTTACTTTGCCCGGTTTACCGTCTACATCTGTACGGAATCCTTCGTTGTCGTAGATCAATGCCGCATAACGTTTCTTTGTAATGTACAGTCCTTTTTCAGCAACAATTTCTCTACCTGCGGCAATTACTTCTCCTCTGCTTTTTGGACAGTGAAAAGCATCAGCCATAAACTTAGGAAATGTAGTATTTGCTTCTTCGCATACTTGATCATACAGTTGGATAACACTTTCCTTGTTCCAAGGAATTTCACCTTTTTCAATTTCAGCACGTAGGCTAGTGTAAGCACTAAAGTAAACAGAGTCAGTGTCACCGTATATAATGCTTTTGCCTACATGATCATATTCGCCAGTAATAATTTCATTTACCTTTGCACTCATGTGTTTTGCAATAGCACGACCAGTTAGTGTAGTGCTTTGACCAATACGGTGATCAAAGAATCTACAGCCTGGATTTAGAATAGCACCATACAAACTGTTTAGGTTAATTTTTTTAACAAGTTGTCGTTTATCCCAGAAAGCAGTTTCAATCTTGTTACCTGCGTCCTGTGCGGCAGTTTTTTTGCCCTGCATTTCTTTACGTTCAGCATACCAACGTTTTAGTAGTCCAGGAATAATACCTTCGTATTCAGTTGTAAGAATGGTACCATTGGCAGTAAGCATCCATGGTTGATTGCTTTCGAATACCAATCTATACACTTCTGCGGCACTTAAACTATCGCTCTCGCCTGATTCCCAGTCAATATGAATTTCAATGTCTTTGCGTTGTTCCATAACATAGTCATATTCAAGACTGCCGAACTTGCCTTCCCATGCCGCCGCAAATGATTTCTTTTTAAAATTCATTTGTTCGTTGAGATAATTTTCTGTATGATTTTGTCGCAGTTGGCCTACCACTGTTGCTGGATCCATATTCAATGCACGAATCACACTTGGATACAGTGAATTCAAGTCCATTGAAGCAATCCAGTCGTGTAGTCCTTTTTTAGGATATGCTACATAAGCACCTGCCGCCTGTGCTGAACCTGGTTCTCTGTGTACCCTATTAGGTACAACATAACCACGTCTGTGTGCTTCATTAATAATTGCTTGTTCTGTAACTGCCACAGCACCCATTGTGGTGGGTAGCAAAACAGTATTTGCGTGAGCAAGTTCGTTGGCTAGATCAATAAACCTTAGTTTCTTATCAAGTTTGTCTAGTAGTGCAGTATCTTGTCTGTTGTATTCGATGAATGTTCTAAAATCGTTATTGTACAGTTGGTCAAGTGTGCCTTCATACACTGTCTTGTTTTCACCAATTTCCATTTCACCGATAGCATCTAATCGATATGTATGACGTTCTTCGTATGTGTACTTGCGATACAATTCTAAACTATCTAAATGCTGTCTACCTATTAGGTCATATGTTTCCTGTTCTCTTCCGTACTTTTCATATGTGCGTTTTTTAGGATATTGATCCCACAAACAAAAGCGTCTTGTATCTTCTTTAGAAAGTACACGAGTAACACGGTTAACAGTGTAAGGAATATCATAACCTTCACTGTTCCAACCACTTAAAATATCTGCATCTTTGATCAAATCCAAGAACGTATCAAGCATTTCCGCTTCAGTTTCAAACAGATATGTGTTGGGGAAATCTTTACATTCTTCTTTTGCCTGTTCCATTGTTAGTGTTTTAGGCGGAAGTGCTAGTGTGATAAGGCTGTCAAGCCACTGTAAGTGTACAGTAATAGCAGTGATTGCTGTAAATGGATCTTCAGGTGAACTGTATCCACGTTCTGGATCAAAGTCAACCTCAATATCGAAAAACGCAACATTTAGATTAGGAGCATCTTGTCCTAGATAGTTTTCTTCAAGCAGTCTGTATACGGGATTAATATCTGCTTCATACAATCCACGATGCTTGTTTATTTTTTGTTCTTTGAGGAAGTCTTTCCAACTCTTACAAACAACACGAGTTACAGGATCGCCAAAGGTACTTTTTTGTTTGCCCTTGCCGTCACCATAATAGAATACATATCTTGCGGGGAATTCGCGAAACTCTCGTTCGCCTTTTTTGTTTCTCTCTACAACCTTGATAATGTCTTTATCACGATCCCAGAGTGCGTCTACGTAACTCAATATCTTCTCCTATACATGCCACTTGCGGCTGGCAAAAACCAATTATGTCGTTTATGGCCGACTGACCTTCTTCAACATTATTTACTATTATACTGTCACTGCCTAAAAAAAACAAGCCTAAAATTATATTTTACCACCAATTTGATGCCACACCATATCCAAATACATTTACACAGGCAAAATAAGTTGTTAGTAGAAAAACCCAAGCGGCTCCTCTACGATAACTTGCGTATGCTTGTGTAACGCTACCAACAAAGAATCCTGGATATACAATTAGCATATTAGGATCTCTTGCGGTAATGGCAAGTGTTAAACTGGCACTTACTGTAAAAATAAAACTTATAAGTTCAAAGTAGAACGCTGTTTTATCACTGTAGTACGAGTTTAACCAAAAGTTTTTGATACTTTGCAATTAGACTTTATCCTTGCCTGTAGTAACAATGATGTTTTCCAAATCTTCAAATTCATCAACTGCTTTGTGCCATTCACCTTTTTGTGCGATTTTAATTGCCTTGTTAATTAATGATGGTTTTAAATCTAGTTCTTCTGCTACTGCTTTTACTGTGTCTCTAAGTCCTTCTTGTAGGTCCTGTACTTCTTGCATTACAGTTACACCTTCATTTACAATTTGGACCAATTTGGCTTTTTCTTCTGCGCCAAAAGTTCTATCACTCATGCGATACTCCTTTGTTA